TAATCGTTCGGCGGTTTATTCACCTTTTTCATCAGAATCAGGCGGTCGAACTTTGAGTTCTTATGGAATTTTTTCACTCCTAACCGCTTGCGCTCATAATCCAACGCTCGTTTGTAGTGCCTTTCGCACAGTCCTTTCATCACTTCTGGTTTTCCGCAAATCACGCACTTGTGCCGAGCGGCCTTCCTAAGTTGATACTTACGCTGACGCGACACGTCCAGGTGAGCGAATTGATCAAGTATTCTTTTGCGACTCATCAGAGGCTAATTTACACGGAAAAGTTTTAATGTCAACTATTTTATTGCATTTATTTTTAAGCTGTTAGTAATTAGACTTAGAATAATTCTAAATAAGGGTTTGACAGAAAATCGGGGCTAAAGTAATTTTTGACGTAATGAGCGAAGAACAGCGAAGTCATGGTTCTTGCGGAGAAATAGCCAACGGGGAAACGGTTTACAGGTTTGGGTCGGTGGATTTTGATTACAATGCAGTGGACAGGGGCGATCCACTGACGTCGGTGCTGGAAGAAGCCGCTCCAGAGGACGAAATAAAAACATTAGCCGTTGCATTTGACAGGATTTTGAGGTGGTGTTGGAGAACGCAACTTGACAGGTGCAGGCAGAAGCGGGCGGCATTTTATAGGTTTATGGCAATGACGGCGGCCATGCGACCGGACATCATGGATAATGTGAGTTACGCGGAGCTTGGCAAAGGATACGGGGTAACGAAGGCGCAGGTTTCAAAACTTGCGGTAGAATTTCAGGATGAGTTCGGGGTGCATTTTCGGCGCAGCATGAAGTCGGGGACAAGATCGGCGTTTAGAGACGGGCAACTACACAGAAAAGACCATGCAAAAGCCAGTTGAACCAATGCCAATCCTGGTTGACACGGCCACGATATGCCGGATGTTGAACCGGACATACAATTCTCTTTATACGATTGCCAAGGTCGGAAAGTATTTCCAAATGCCGGAATCGGGCAAGTGGGACGCTGAAAAGACCGTCAGCGGGTTTGTGCAATATCTTGACGACAAAAACGAACGTGATAGCGACAAGAAAAAGGAATTTGATAAAGAGCGGGTCAGGAAATTGAAGTTGGCTAATGACGAAACTGAAGGGCAGGTGGTTCGCATTGAAAAGCTGGTTGAAGTGTCCGCGCCAACGCTGCAAAAGATAAAAGAATCTCTGTATACCAAGCTTGAGAACGAAATGCCAATAGCCGTAGCCGGGATGGACGTTCCGCAGAGTCGGATATTTGGAACGCGGCTGGCCGGTGAACTGATTAAACTGTGGGGAAAGTTTTTCAAGGAGTGGGGGATATAATATGCCAAATAAAAATTCATTAAAGATTCCGGTTGAGATAACAATTAAGATTGCCAATGTATCTCCGTGGTTTATCTTATCTCCAACCCACCTAACATGGTGGGACAAGCTGCGGTTACTTCTCGGATGGAAACTCTACCTAGGATTCTTCCTGCCAGAATATAATCACCCCGCAGGAGGCGTAAATTGCTGGGCAATATCGCTGGCAAAAAATGCGGACAGAAATCTCGACTGGCGGCACGGGAATAACTGGAAATACGAATCACCAAAAGTCTGTCCGACTTGTGGACATTGGGAAGTTCCAGATGCACTCAAATGTGATGAGTGCGGACACGATTTATAGACGGGGAATATGATATGGCTAAATTCGACACCAATATGAACGCGATAGAAAAAACATTCCAGTTTCAGAAACAATTCGGGGACTTGGTTCATTCTGCCGTTGACAGTGGAATTGCCTTGCCCAACATCATTATGACGTTGGGTGATGCAGAATTTGAATTGCGGATGCTTTTATTTCGCGTCAGGCAGGAACAAACGGCAAAGGAACTGACCAGTAAAATCATCCCTGCCAATGGCGTAATCAAACTGCCGCCGATGAGATAATGGGCAATCTAGGCCAAAAGATAGCCGATGCGTTACAGCCAAAAGATACCCGGCCAACCCATGAATGGGCTTCCGATGGCAATGTCGAATTGTTCCCGCCCGTAACTCGCACTGGCATATTCGACACTTCTGGATCGCGGCATTTCATTCCAATTCTCGACGCGCTGGATGATGAGCGCACACGCGAGGTCAATATATTAAAACCGTTGCGCTCTGGAGGCTCATTGATTGGAGATATTCATCTTTGTTCGGTGATGGCACGGAATCCAGGCGGCTATCTAAATGTGTTCCAAACCGAGCCGGAGGCAAAGAATTATTTCTTCGACAGAATTGAAAAGACGCTTCAAGGCTGCTCGCAAGTTGCAATTCATCTTCCCTATAAATACGAGTGGAGCGAGCTTCGTTTGAATACCGGCGCGACTATTTATACCGGCGGCCCGGCATTGAGCAATCTTCAAAGCAAAGGTGTTCGGTATCTTCGTCTTGATGAATGTTGGATGTATCCAGCGGGGCGCATTGTAGAGGCCGAGGGGCGCGTGGGCGATTATCTTAAAATGGAGATGTCGAAGATTCTCCGAATCTCACAGGCTGGCCCGTATGAGCATAGGACATTAGACGAGTGCGAATGGTATCGGGCTTACACGCGCGGAACAATGCACGAATGGGAAGTCCAATGTGAACATTGCCAGAAGTATTTTGAGCCAGTATTTTCCGGCCAGCGCGAGGACGGGTCATTTTGGGGAGTAACATGGGAACATTTCAAAAAACAGAATGGCGATTGGGATTTGGCGAAGTGTTGTGCAACGGTTCGGTTTGAATGTCCGCATTGCGGCAATCCGTTGTTGGATTGTCCAAAAACAAAATCCGAATGGAACAGGACAGGACGGTATAAAATCTTGGGAGAGAATAATCGGAGGCGCGTTTCGTTTCATTTCGAGTGCGTTATAGATTATCCGTGGGCGGACTTGGTTGAACTTTGGCTGGACGCAAGCAACGCTTACCATCGTGGGGACATAAAACCGAAAATTCAATTTTACCAGAAGCGGCGGGCGATATTCAAAGATGAGTCCAGTTTATTGCGGACAGGACTACATCTGTCGCGTGTGCCGTATGAAATCAACAAGGATTGGCCGGAGGAACAGTCGCGGTTTGCCACGTTTGACCGTCAGGCGGAGGATTTATACTGGTGGACAGTCAGAGCATGGGGACTTGAAAAGTCAAGGCGGCTTGGTTTTGGAAGATGTTTTGGCGAAGGCGACATAAAAGACGTTGCCACAAAATATAAAGTTACACCAAATCATGTTGGAATTGATTCTGGGTTTTTGCCAAAAGGCGACCGAGGTGTTTATGCCATGTGCTGCCGCAATGGTTGGATGGCGATGAAGGGGGATAAAGGTTACGAATACGCGCACCGGCTCAATGACGGCAGGTTAATCCGAAAAAGCTACGCGCCGTTAAGCTGGGGCGACCCTGAAATCGGCACAAAAGGCGAAGGCCGAAGATATTCTCCACTTGTCATTTATTCCAAGAGCCAGATGAATCAGATTGTGCAATCGTTGATTGATTCAAAACGGTGGGAAGAACCGATTGAAGGTGAAAACAAAGACGTGGAAGAAGAATATCAGGCCCAAATGTCATCACGGCGGAAGGTGGAAAATTTTGACGAGCGCACAGGTCAAAAAAAATCATATTGGAAAGAATCACAGAATGACCACGCAAGAGACTTGGCTAATGAACAGGTTTTATTTGCGATTTTGAGCAATTTGATTTCAGACCCGGTGATTGAAAGATTGAGTAAAAAAGAGGAACAGGCGGTTGAATCAAAGTAATAAATCCTGCCAGTTTATTTATTTTCATCCAGTTTAGCTTTAAGATTGAGCAAATCCCTCAACATTATCCTGTCGCTTATCGCCATACCATAAGCCAATCCAGCATCATAAATCCTCTTGGGGTCTTGGAGGAATTTAGCACCTTCCTCGCTCGCATTGTTATTGCTCCATGTGAGATATTCGATGTTTGACTCAAGCCACTGGCGGAATAGCGTTTCGTTGTTCATATCAAGGCACGTTGTCGAATATAGCATTTTCCACAATTCTGTCAACCACAATCTTTTGCGTTGACAACTGCCACTTAATAGAAGAATATGCCTTTTAACCCGTTCATCGGAAAAGACCTTGTGTGGTTGGAAATTCAAATAGACGCGGCTCAATCTGACCTCGCGGCTGGTAAGAACATCCAGTCAACCAGCTCTGGAGATGTTCACAAAGCCGAGCGCATTGAAAAATCCATCGAATCCCGGCTGCGATTACTTTTGGCTGCGGCCAGCCTTCAAGACCCGGAGAAATATCCGCCGGATTCCTGTTATCCAATTCAGGAGGCTCGCGTGGTATTCGCTCCATTCCAAAACATTTCAGACCCATACTCGGCATGAGTAAAAAACTTCCAACATCAAAAGAAATCGTTGGCAGGAATTTGAACGCAGGCCAGCTTCCGTTCCGTCAGGTTGATACCGGCAATACATACGGATTCAATAACACGCTGATTCAAGCGGCAGTCCAGACAGACGAGCGCAAGACGGTTACGTTGGTGGATTATGACATTCACCGGACAGTTAGCGTTATTGGCAGGCGCACGTTGTTGAGCCTGGCGCGGACGATGTTCTGGCGCATACCGGCTTTACAGGCTTCGATTTTGGAGCAGGCAAATCTTGCAGCCAATCCGTTCACTCCGCGTTATGCTGGTAGAAATAAAGTTTGGGGTGAGCAGGCGCATCTATGGCTTCACGATTGGCACAAGGTTTTTGATTTGGCCGGCTGGCCGTATGATTACGAAACCTATGTAGAGCTTCTAATCGTGGCGGCGATAGTTGACGGTGATGTATTTACTTTGCTCACACAGGACGCGAGCGGCAATCCGCGAATCCAAATCATTCCCTCTCACAGAGTTGGTAGTCGCTACCAGACAGGCGGCTCGGCAAAGGTCAAATACGACGGCAATCAGCTTTTCATTGATAACATTTTGGTTGATGGAAATTTGCCGTGGAGCTATTCGACTCCGATAGAATGGCTCGCACCGATTATTGACGGCGTGATTGTGGACGGCCAGACCAAGCCGATTGCCTATCGAGTTTATGACGATCCGGTTGTGTCGGCAAAATACATGGACATTGGAGCGCGGAATATCTTTCCAACATTTATGCCAGTGTTCCCCGGCCAACTTCGCGGCATATCGCTTCTGGCGACCAGTGTATTTGACTGGCAGGATTTGAAGGAGTTCAAGGATTTTGAAAAACTTGCTCAAAAGGCTTTCTCGACGCGGACAATCGTTGAGGAAAATGAGACGGGTGATTTAGACCCGGCAAAGTCGTTGGTGACTTCTCCATTTAGAAATCAAGATAACACGATAAAAACTCCAGCCACTACGCAGGTCAATGGCGGGGCTTACACAATTTTTAAGTCACAGACCGGCTCAAAACTAACTGCGTTTGACTGGAATCGGCCAGCGGAAAACTCTCAGACTTTCATGGACACAGTTGTTCGTGATGCTTTTCGTGGGACTGAATGGGACTCGTTTTTCTCGCTCGACCCGAAACACGTTGGCGGTGCGCCGATGCGCGTCATCGTGGACAAGATTTGCCGTGTATTGAAGAAACGCCGCCGGATGCTCGGCAAAACCACATTGCGCGTGGACACTTACGGTCTGGCAAAGGGCGCATTGCGTGATGGGTCATTGCCAATGGACAATGATTGGTATCGGTGGACTTATCAGGGGCCACCCGACCCCACGGCAGACAGGCGTTATGATGCGCAGACTGACCAAATGGAATACGAACTTGGCTGGTCAACATTGGCCGACATTGAAACCAGACGGAACGGTGATTGGATGTTGAAACGCGAACAGCGCGAGGTTGAGGTCAGGGATTTGTTCACACGCGCAAAGAAGATTGCCGATGAGTTTGGAGTTTCGATACAGGAAGCCTGCTCGCAACTTTCAATGATTGGTCAGGCGACATTCACGCGACGCGAACAGGAAATGGAAGGAACGCAACCGCAAGAAAATGAAAAGCCATTAGACCAAAACAAGCCATGAAATCTTTTCCGAACATATTGAGCAAACTGCTTTACGAGCCGTTGCTGATAACGCAAGCCAAGTATTTTGCCATTTGTCGCGTATTGGAATCGCACATGGCTGGCGGCATGATGCCACAGATTGAACAAGACGAGCCTGACGAGGATGAGGAATATCAGGAAACCAGTAACACGGCTATTATTCCGGTTCACGGAGTTTTGGGAAAACATCTTGAGCAAATGGATATGATGAGCGGCGGGTGCGACCTTGACACCGTAAAAGACGATCTCGACATCGCTTTGGCAGACGAAAACATTGAACGAATTATTTTTGATTTCAGAAGTCCCGGCGGAGCGGTCACAGGCATACCGGAATTGGCTGCAAAAATCGCTTCCATTCAAAATAAGGAAACGGTTGCGTTCACGGATTCAGAATGTTGCTCCGGCGCACTCTGGCTCGCTACAGCCTGTGATTACTTTTATTCCACAGAATCCGCCAGTGTCGGTTCAATCGGGGTTTGGTGCGCTTACATGGACATTTCACGCCAGATGGCGATGGAAGGCGAGAACATGCAGGCCATCAGCGCGGGTAAATACAAACTCATGGGTGCGTATTGGAAACCGTTGACGGACGAGGAAAAAGCATTGCTGCAAAAGGATGTGGACTCAATCCATGCCGACTTCAAGAGCGCGGTTAATTTGAACCGTGAAATTCCAGATGAATTCATGCAAGGCCAGATTTTTGACGGCAAGGAAGCGGCGGAAATTGGGCTTACGGATGGGACTGTTTCTGATATTGAGGAAGTGATTGAGATGGGTTTGAAAAACTGACCAGCCAGAAATCAATCCGGCTGGTCATTGGTTATTCCCATGCCTGCCTCGCCGCGCCTTGCCCCGCCGCGCCCTGCCCGGCCTTGCCCCGCCATGCCTGCCATGCCGCGCCCTGCCCCGCCCAGCCGCGCCGCGCCCTGCCGCGCCTTGCCCGGCCCTGCCGGGCCTTGCCTCGCCACGCCTGCCATGCCGCGCCCTGCCCGGCCTTGCCCCGCCCCGCCGCGCCACGCCGCGCCTTGCCCGGCCCTGCCTGCCAAGTCTATTTCTTCCGCACTTTTTTGATTGCAGCAAATACAGCCGCCAATTCTTTCAGCCGACTGTATTTCTCTCGGAAGATTTCCAATTCTGCCAACGCATCGGCAAGCATTTGCTGACGCATTTGTTTATCCGTGAGAACGTCAACCATGATGCGATAGCCGCCGGATTCTTTTTCCCTGTCGGTGGACAAGCTCACGAATACATCAGTAGGTTTTTCCATGCTTGGAATAATAATTTCAACCGATACCCGAATAAGTTGCCGTGCCTGCCATATCCGATATTGCTGGCCTGCAACCGTGTTATCCCACTCAAACCGGCTATGAAGCGGTGACGACGCTGGGCGCGCCGACTCCACCACCGTTTCCGGTTGAAGCAATCCGCCATTTTTATTGGCGATGCGTTTTAATTCCGTGATGACTTTATTTGTTTTCATGCGACGTGGAACATTCCGTGCGAACCGTTTTTCTCTGGACGCCACTCACCAACACCGATGGCAAAACCAGCGGTGTTGAACAATAGAACGATTTGCTCAATGCTCAAAACATTCTTGTTGAACCGGATTGAGAATGTGGTTTTCCATTCCTTGAACTCGCCGCGATAGCGCAAGTCTGCGCTGCCCATTCCGACTCGCACCATATCCTCGCGCATTGTCGGCTTGCCTTCAATTTTCAGAAGTTCCCCGTTAATGTGAAACGCTCCACGTGCCTCGACTTTTGTGATTTCCGAAACGTGCGAGCAGGCATCCACGGCGGCAGACTTGAAGGCCACAGTCGGATGGCCGTAACCGCCGCCCGGAAACGGATAGAGAGAATCTTTGAAATCCTGCTCCGGGTCTTTTGCCGCCTTCGCTTGTTGCGCTTCCTTTTTCTGCTTCCGTAACATGCCCTGTTTTACCTTTTGCGACCACGCATGGCAGATTAACGATGAATCACCAACGAGCGTAATCGTCGCTCGCTCAATTTCCATCGCCGGAATCTGAACTTGTTTGTTTGGTTTTTGTGTTTTCATGTTTCAGTTTCTTCAATTTCAACGCCACTCCCAACGGTGTCGGTCAAGACAGTCAATTGAGGAATTGACCCGTTGGGAGCAGCATTGAGATTACTGGCTGTCTTGACCATGCGGCGAATATAGCATTTCCCCAAAATTCTGTCAACACCTCATTTAGTTGACAATTTCTACAGGGTAGAACTATGGCTCTAAAAATTTTCCGTATTGGTGCGGCTAACGCCAGAATCGCAGAACTGGAAGCCGAAAATCTCGAACTAAAAACCACCATTGAAGCCAATTCTGGCCCAAAGGTGAAGGGCGCGAAGGCTTGTCCAGAATGTAAGGGCGAAGGAATGGTGGAATGTGAAGCCTGCGAAGGCTCTGGTGAGGTAAATGAGGAAGCAAAATCAAATGCTATCGCAAAACAGAGCGAACACGCCAAGCTTTCCACCGATTTAATGACGGCGAAACAGACCATTGGCACATTGGAAACCAAAATCAAAACTCTCGAATCTATGAATACTGAATTGACAGGAAAAGTTGCGGCTGCGGAATCAAAAGTTGACGCGACAGTGGCTGCAAAATTGGCACAGGCTACGGCTGCAATCGGCGCACCGGCGCAACCCGTTGTTCCAACAACCGCCACGGCGACGTCGCAGTTGTCCGGCATGGCGCGTGTCCGCGCTGCCGCAAAAGCTGATTTGGAAAAGGCTGGTTACGTTCCAAAACGATAATTTCAAAACACAACAATCAAATACTGAAAATTTATGCCTGATACATTCTTAACGCTGTTGGACATTACGAAAATGAACGGGACTGATCAAGCGGTCGGTATCGTCGAAGAAGTCCGTTTGTTCGCGCCGGAAGTCAATGTGATTTCTGGTCGCCCCATCAAAGGCACGACCTACAAGGCGTTGGTTCGCTCTGCGTTACCAGGCGGCCCCGCGTTCCGCGAGGTTAATACCGGCACGGCTGTGGTTGCTTCGCGTTGGGATCAGCGCATCAACCAGACATTCTTCCTTGACGCGCAGATGCGCGTTGATGAAGCCGTGCTGGACGCTTCCGAATTTGGCGCGGACTGGGTTTTGGGCAATGAAGCACTTGGTGTTGCCAAACAAAAACTAATCACGCTCGGCAATCAATTTTATTATGGCAATCCTTCACTGACGGATGCTGGTTTTGCCGGATTGGTTTATCTGTATGATTATACCAATATGGAAGTGACCGCCAATGCGGTTGGTGGTTTGGCCTCGACAACTTCAAGCGCATGGTTGGTAGTGAATCAGCCGGATTGTTGCGAGTTTATTTACGGCAACAATCAGGGTTTGATGCTCAAGCAATGGGTTCCGCAGTATATCACCGGAACAAACAGCCAATATCGGGCGTTTCTGAACAACCTTTCGGGTTACGTCGGGTTGAGTTTCAACTACACAAAATCAGTTTGCCGAATCAAAAACCTAGCTCCTCCGGGCACGGCCAGCAATTATTCACTGACTGACGGTTTGGTGGCGCAGGCTTTGGCTCAATTCCCTGTGGGGACTGTGCCGACGCATCTGTTCTGCAACCGCGCACAGCGTTATGCGCTGCAAACTTCGCGCACACCTGTTTATGCTGCCGGTTCTGGCGGAACAACCAATGCAATCACAGCGGCAACGGCTCTGCAATTTCCGTCTTTGCCGGTGGAATCCAACGGGATTCCTCTCTATGTAACGGATAGCATTACGTCAGTCGAAGCTGCGACTGCGGCTGGGACACCTCATTGATTGTTAACAAACCAAACCAAACATAAAAATTTATGGCTACTCAAGTTCAAACCAAAAGACTGGTTCGGGATTATACGTTAAGCACGACACACGCCGCGCCGAATAACACGAATAACACGACCAGCTATCTTGACATCGGTTCTGGCCCGTTCAACCCGGAAGAAATCACCGTGGAAATTGTAGTTCCGGCGATTACGGGTCACACGACCACGAACAACCTGCAAATCCAACTTTACACCTCTGCGACGACTAGCGGCGCGGCTATCACTAATCCGCTCATTGAGTGCGATGTGGTTGGTGTTGGCGGCACGGGCAGCGTGGCGACTACGTTTTATTACAAATTGCCTCCGGGGACTCAACGATATGTTGCTTGGCACATGATAGCGACGAGTGATGATTGCTCGGCTGCAACTGTGACATTCAGTTTGTTGCTGTAATTTTGGTGGTTCATGTTTCACGGGCTGGCTGGAAAAACCGGCCAGTCCGTTTTGCTTAAAAAGATTATGAAGAAACTTATTTGCGGAATTTTTCTAGTAGCAACATCGGTGATGGCGAGCCAATTCCCGCCAGCCTTTGCGCTTAATACCATCAACGCCACGCTGCTTTCTGCGACAACTAATCAGACCGGCTCGGCATTGTATGTTGAGAGTGTGAAGAATCACACATTTGTTATCATCAATTCCACTATCCGGACTAACACGGTAAATATACTTTCGAGTTTGGACTCAACAAACTGGGTTACGGTTACAAACATTACAAGCACGGCTGTTGCGACAAATTCGTTTGTGATTACCGGCCAACGCTGGGGCTATTTTGAGGCAAGCGTGAGTAGTTTGACTGGGACAAATTGTTCCGTTACCGTTCAATACTTGGGAGGCAACTAATGAAAAATCTTTTACTGATTCTGGCTGTTTTTGTTCCGTTTATTTCTTTTGCTGGCGACCATAACGCTACCAGCGACACATATCGGAATGGAGCATATATCAGCATTGATCCAAGCGTTAGGATTTACAATGAGGACAAGACTTGGACGAATAATCCGAGCCTGACATTCGGATATTTAAGCACGGTGACAAGTGATATTCAGGCGCAACTTAATTCCAAGACCAACAGCGTTATCAGTGGAGCGGCATTGAATTTGACCAATACAGCCGATGTTTTTTTTGGAAACGGAACTGGACTAACAAACGTAACGGCTGTTGGCGTCACCGGATATTCATTAAAGACCAATAATCTTGTCGCTGTTGCTTTGGTTGAACAAACCAATGCGCTGGGTTACGTCACTAATACTTATTTAACCTACACAACCAACGCATTTTATTATCTCGGCCAGTGAATGAACCGACTATCACACGAAGTAGTGCGGGGACTGAAAGACCTCGAAGGGAATCGCGGGTTGGGCAACATGGCGGTCACTTGGAACGGGAACTCTTACGTTACAATCCCACATTCATCCGAGAGTTTGCGGCTCATGGCCGAAGGCGGATTCAGTTTAAGCAACCATTCTGCGTTCTGCATTAGAACTTCGCTGTTTGATTCTGCGCTGCCAAAATCACGCCAGACAATCACTGACCAGAACGGTCTTGCGCTAAAAATAGTTTCCGTAAAGGCTTCGTCAGATGGCTCATTTATAGTTTTGACCTGTGAAAATCCAGCCGAAAAGATATAATGCCAGATGGAGTTTCATTCAAAATTGATGACCGGGAGTTTCAACGAACCTTGCGACAATATGTCCTCGTTTCTTCTCGTACAATTCCAGACATTGTAAATACTAAAGCCTTTTTCATTGCGCGTCGTGCGGTTATAGAAACACCCAAAGTCGGTTCTCAAATAATTAGGGAACAATTAAAAGAAACGGTAATAGCGACCCGCCATGTCGGGCCGCAAGCCGGAACAAGCGACGAAATACCGCGTATTATAGCATTAGTCCAAAGGAGGGGCGCATATTTGCGCGGCATCTCCGGAAAAATGAGCAGGGCTTATTATCTGAAATTGCTTTCCAACGCCATAAAAGAAAAAGTAGGAGCAAGAGCCAAGTCATCTGCATTTCTAAAGTCAGGCTGGTTGCCTGCCATTAAGATTCTGGCTTCTTTAGTAAAAAGCACTCGCGGGGCAGCAAGATCGGATTCTTCCGTAAAACAAGTCGGGCGTTCCAAAGGAACAGCAACGCCAGCGCGTGCGGGTTTTCGGGTTCGGGCAATAATTGAAAACGCAGCCAACGCTACACGAGATAAAAAGGATGCTTTGATTAAATATGGTGGCCCGGCCTTGCAAA